AGGAATTGTTGGCCGCGAATCCCGATGCTCAAGCCGATGTTGACGCCCTGGTTTCCAGTGCAGAAAAAACGGCCCGCGCAGAGGGGGAAACGGCAGGAAAAACCACAGGCGTGGAGCAGATGAAAACTGCATTCACCGCCGCGCTCCCGATTTTGTCCAGTGATAGTTACCCGGACACCGTCAAGGAGCGAGTAACCGCCAAGGCAATGGCCGGTGACGTTGAAGGGCTTGCCGATTTCGTGGCAATTCACGACATGAACCTGGAGAAAGCTGCCGAAGTTAAGTCTCAGGAAGAGAAAGACGCCGAGACACTGGCCCAGGCAAACCAGGATGCCGGTCTGTCTCCTGACGGCATGGTGAACAATCCAGAGCAGCTTACTGCCGCCGCCGCACAGCACAAAGCCGAATACGGCACCGACGTAGCAGGAGGGACTAACTAATGGCTGTCCAGAATGAAGGAGACCTTAATAATAATCCGTTTATCCTCTCCGGCATCAGTTATGTCAGGAACGGGATAACATTGTCACAGGACGCGGGTCGGTCCGCAGTTCTGGCGATCCGCACCTTAATGGCGAAAGTCGCCACAACCGTACCCACTACCGGCGTTGGAGTTGGAACCGGCAACGGAACCTGTACCGCAGTAGCCGCAATTGCTGGCGGTTCTCCGATTGCAGGTGCTTGGCTGTTGACCAGCACTCTTGCCGTTGCTAACGGTAGCATCTGGAGCCTGACCGATCCGCTTGGTAATGTTGTCGCAACCCAGCTTGAGATGAATGCCGGTGCTGGTTTGGCTACTATCTTCAAGGCTGGCGGCATGACCTTTACTATCACCGATGCCGCGACCGACTTTGACCTCGGTTATGTCTTCACTATTACCGTTACCGCTGATGGTAACTGGGTGCCGTGGGAAGTTGATGGCGTAGGTGGCCAAGAAGTTCCAGCCGGTATCTTGATGGTTGATTCCGTAACCGCCGCCGCACTGGTAGCCGCTGACGTTACCGATCAGACAATGCTTATCGGTGGTTGCATGACCGTCGCATCCGATCAGGTTATTTTTGACGACGGATCAAGCACCTTGGCAACCGTTCTTTTGAACGGCGACACTGTTGCCGATGCACTGGCAAAAATCGGCATATTTACGGAATTGACCGTTGATATCGCCTCATACGAGACATAAGGAGGGAATCAGATATGAGTACCCCAGCAACCCAAGACCTTTTCACCCGTTTCATGGTCGAAGCCTTTGACGACCGGGAGATCATCGCCGTGCCTACTGCATGGCAGGCGTTTTTCGGTAATCCGATGTCAGGCGGCAGGACCATCTTTTCCCCGGACAAAAATGATGTTGATATTGACATCATCCGGGGCAACGAGAAAACCGCAGCCCTGATCCCTCGTGGCACCATTTCAAGGCCACTTGGCAGCACTCAGGCTGATATGCAGGGCGGTAAAATGACCGCTTTCTCCCGTAAGTACCCGCTTTCCGAGGAAGAGGGTAACATTACCGGCGATATGATCCTTAATCGCGTGGCCGGTGAGCAGCCTTTCGCCACTAGCACTCGCGTCGGTCGCATGAGATGGCACGCCCTTAACCTGCACCTTGAAAGTATCCGCAGGACCGGTCGTATGTTCGAGCGTCTTGCCGCTCAGTCTCTGACTACCGGTAAACAGGATGCGATTCTCGGCACAAGCAACACCGACCTACAGTATGACTTCCGCAGAAATAGCACCCATACTGTAACGGTTGGCGTTTCGTGGTCTACTATTACCGCCGACGCTCTCGGCGACATTGATGCGATGTGCTTGAAGATTCGCGCAAATGGCAGGACTACCCCGAACATGTGTGTTATGGGTGATACCGCGATTTCCAACTTCCTCAAGAATACCGCCGCAATCGCCCTGGCAGATAATCGCCGGTTTGAATTGATCGAAGTGACTACCGGTAATCCCACACCGCCTGAGTTTGATCGCTTCATAGCTGGTGGCATGATTCCTCGCGGCAGACTGCGTACCCCTAAAGGCTTTGTCCTTTGGCTGTTCAGCAATGTTGACGGTTACGACAACAGTTCCGGCACCTTCACCAAGTATCTTGCCGATGATAAAGTCCTGGTTGGTTCGACTAAGGCCCGCTGTGATCGTTATTTCGGTCCGCCTGAACGTCTGCCCATCGACAGCACCGACCGCGCCCTGTATGCTGAGTATTTCGGCTTCAACCTGGACGCGCCGCCGATGCCGCTGATCAAGTCAACCGGTGGAGTCATTGATCCCAATATGTTCTACTGTGACGCTTACCGGTCCGGGGATCGCAAGAAAGTGACCATCCGTACCCAGTCGGCCCCGATCTTCGCAACCACTCATACAGACGCTTTTGGTCTGATTGATACAATCATCTAAGGAGGCACTGAGCGATGGCCGCAAAGAAAGAATTATTCTGGCTTGGCGTCGGTGTCATAAATATTGACGGTAAGGATTATGGGGCAGAAATGCCCCTGCCCGTCGGTAGTATTGACAAGGCTGGCCTCAAGAAAATGATCGGTGACGGTCGAATCGGCGAGAAAATCTCAGCTGTTGTTGTAGACGGCAGGGATAATCAGATTGCCGACCTCAAGGCTGAACTGGCTGAAGTCACGATTGGCGCAAAAAAGACAATCAAGGGACTTGAAAAAGACCTTGAAAAAGCTGGTTCTGGCGATTGTGAAAACTGCAAGGAAAAAGGTCTGCGTATTGTGGAGCTTGATTCCGAAGTTGAGCGGTTGACCGCCGAACTTGAAGAGGCAACTAAGCCAGCAGAGGATAAAAAATGACCCTTGTAAAATTGCCGAAAGGCATCAAGGTTTATGTCGGCGGCAAATGTTGGTCCGGCCAGATTCCCCATGATATCTGCCCGGATAAGTATCTGCCAGCCAAGGCCAAGCCTGCCAGTAAAAAGGCTGATTAATGGTAAATCTGCGCGAACTTGCCGAATCTGACCTTGATACATCGCTTGAGGGTGACTTTGGATTACCGGTCGAACTAACTGACCCTGATGGAGTCATATATACGACGAAAAAGGGCAGCACCGATCTTCTTCGAGGTCAAATCTTATACGATCAGGTTCGCGTAGATCCGGCAACGCTGGGGCAGATGGTGGTAAATAATCCCATTGTCTCGCTCCGGCGTTCCAGCCTTACCAGAATACCGCTGGCCGGTGAAACTTGGCACGTCAGAATCCCGATAACGCCAAGCGTAGACGCTGAGAAGGTTGATTTTTTAATTGACACCGATCAGCCACCGGAAGGCGGCGCGTCAATTGGCTTCATTAAATTGTATCTGAAAAAGGCGGTCCAGTCGTGATGCAATTTCGGTTGACAAAAAAGGACTTGGTGGGGATTCTTGGCAATGCCGCCAAGGGTCGATTTAGAGTAGTCGACCATCAAGTCCAGGTCATTGATTCAACCGAGATTCTGGGCGATAAGCGACGTGTTCAGGTTTTTTTTGGCGAGGGCGATTTTCCCAAGGGCAAGGCTGGTTTAACCGGTCCAACCCAACACGAAGCAACGTACCGCATTGAGTTGGGGGTTTCAGCGGCAACAAAGGTTAATCTGGCGGTTTTGAACGATGCCGACGCCACCGACAAGCAACGAGCCGCCGCCCTGAAATGTTTTAAAAGCAGTTCTAAGCTGGCCGACGATTCGCTTGATGAACTTTTTGAGATTGTTTATCAGATCCTCATGGATGGTCGCAATATTGATGTAGGCTCTGAAGGCCCGCCGTATGTTGTGAGTGACAGGTGGGTTGAAGGTTTCAGCAAGGATGGCCCCGTACCTCAAGGCGAATTTGTTGAATTAACCGGCTCAATCCGTTTTAGTTGCCAGTTGACCGAGCAAGTTCCGGGTGATACCGGCACCGCCGCAGCGCAACCGGCTTTTGACCAGACGCTTGATATTGATGGCGATAATAATGAAAGAACCGGCGTAACAACCGGACAAGACTCATAAGGAGGTTATCAAAATGGGACTAGATGCCAATTCATTAGCTTCAGCCGTTGGTTCAGGCGTTGAGAATGTGACGCACCAGACCGCAGCCGAAGTTTTGCAGAGAAAAATAGTAATTACCGGCGTTTACGACGCGGCAAAGACTGCCGTTGTCGATGAGGTGCCGGTATTTTCCGCTGACCCAGCTTTCACCGGTAGCGTGTTCGGGTTCGGTACTCCGGTTCATCGTCTGCATTTAAAGGCGGCACTCGGAGCGCAGGGAATCGAAACATGGATTCAGCCCCAAGCTGAAACCGGCACCGAATCGGATGGCGAGATTGACTTCACCGGGTCGACCGGAGTGCTTGCCGGAACGCTGGCAATTTACATCGCTGGCGACCGTATCCCCGTAACGATAACCGCCGCCATGACTGTTGAAGAGATTGCCGACGCTGTTGTTGCCGCTGTCAATGCTGATCTGGACACCCCAGTAATTGCAGCCAAGACCGCCGTTACTTTCGAGGTGACACTGACCGCGAAAACCAAGGGTCTTGAGGGTGATTTTTATGACATCAGCCTTGACTTATTGTCAACCGACACGCTTCCGACCGGAATCACTGCCGCAATTACTGCTATGACCAACGGCGCAGGCACTCCAGACATAGCCGATGCCCTCAATGGACTCGGAATTGATGACAACGCCAACGAGGCCGGATTTACCGAGTTAATTCACGGTTACGGTCAGGTGTCCGCTGTACTGGATGCCATCTCCACGTATGTAGGCGAGGGTAACGGATTTACCGGGCTGTACGCGAAAACAGTTGCCCGCCCTTTCAGATCGTTGACAGGCGACACCGTAGCCGATGCCGCCGGACTTGCCGCACAGATTGTGATATCTGATGCCCGCCTGGATGATCGTTCTCAAGGTGTTGTTTCTGTCCCTGGTTCACAGTCAGCCCCGACCGAGATTGCAGCACAAACCCTCGGTCACATGGCGCGGATCAATAACAACCGAGCAGAAGAAGCGTATAACAACGTGACCCTGATCGGTGTTCAGCCTGGAGCCACGGCAGACCGCTGGACCTCAAGCTATGACAGCCGCGACACCGCCGTAAAGGCCGGAATTAGTCCGACTTTGGTGCAGGCTGGCGTTGTTAAACTCCAGAACGTGGTCAGTTTCTATCGACCGGCCAGCGTTCCTGTAACGAGTAATGGCTACCGGGAGATGGTTAATATCTCTAAGCTCCAGAATATTTTGAACAGCCAGAAGGTCAATTTTCTCCGTGATAAGTGGCAGAATATTTCGATTGTCACCGACACCGCGAAAGTTACCAATACGGTAAGCCGTCTGAAAGCCCGTGACATTAACTCGGTGCTTGACGACCTGATTCAACTTGTTACTTCGTGGGCCGGTAATGCCTGGATTGCTGATGCTGACTTTACCATCGGAAAATTGAAAGCTGATTCTTCGCTGGTAGTAATCAGAACAGGCGGCGATGGCTTCACAATTACGATCCCGGTAATTCTCTCCGGTATCGGTAACATTTACGACGTGACGACTCGGTTTGATATCTCGTTCGCCGTTCTCAATAATTAAGGAGGCACACTATGAGTGCAGGTAGCCCACGGGGAGCCACGGTTGATGGTGTCCCTTATGTTGTAACCGGTGACGCTGATATCAGCCTGAATCCCCGGATTGTGAAAGAGTCAATTCCCCATTCCGGCGGGAACATGCAGAAGCGTACCATCGAATCCGGTCATGCCGAGGCGGTAAAATTTACTTTGACCCCGTCTGAATATGACGTTCTCAGGGCGCAGTCCGAAGCATTGGGCGATATTCCCCTCAGTTACGTCATGGCAGACGGCTCCAGCTTCAAAACTGTTGGAGAGGTTAATCTCGGTCCGTATTCCACGCAGGACAGTTTTGCCGAGGTTGAATTTTTAACCAGCACTGGCGTTTGGGATATTTTCGCCGCCAGTTAATCAGTTTGGCGGGTGGCTGTCTGCTAATTCCTGTGGGGATGATGCAGACGAAGCCCGCTATTTTTAAAACCCCCACAGGGAGATAATGAAATGACCACCGGAAAAGCACCGAATAAAACGCTTTCAAAGGGACCAGCAAAGGCCCAGATCGACGCATGGCTTGATTTTTACGGCCTTGACTTCTCAGATATCGAAGTTGACCAAGGAGAGGCGGCAGCACAGACTTTTGTCAATACCCTTGTCCGGGCAATTATGAGGGGCGAACTTGAGATTAACGTTGCCGGGACTGTAACTGTAACCCAGCATCTTGTTATCCCGGTCGGGAATATTACGGATATTTCTTATGTTGGGCAGAAAATAACGCTGTCAAGGATTGCAATGGAGAAGGGTGGTGGAGACGATCAGACCCGGACCATGCAATTCATGGCCACAATGTCAGGGGTTGAGATCAAAGACCTGACTGCCCTTGATGGTGCCGATCTTACGGTAATGAGGAGGGTCAGCACGATTTTCGGAATGGTATAATCCCTAAAGTTGACTAC